CACCATCCGTTGGTAATAGCAGCGGTGACGACGATGACGATGACGACACTCTGAGCTACTTTGCTAAGTTGGCTGCTCAGGACTAACCATCCCGCCGATCCGATAATAAAAATAAAACAATAAAAATGTTTTGACCCCTCTGCAACGGAGGGGTTTTTTGTATAAATAAACTCGGCAAGATCAGTTCTGGACCTGGCACCTGGGAAAGACAGGGGCGCTCGCCTTAAAAAGCATCGTTTTACATCACTAGGAGAGAACCATGATCAATGTTGATTCATTTGGTCGTGTCCTGATGGAAGCGGTGTCAATCAGTCCTTCAAGACCGAAAGATTCTGCTCTCCAGACATGGACGCGGGTAGAGTACAAGAAAGATCACGCTTACGCAACACGTGAGTTGAAGTCAGGCAGATTGCCTCAGGCAGTCTGAGAAACCAGAACCCCTCTGCAACGGAGGGGTTTTTTTTATTTCTAGGCGCCAGCTAGGATCATTGTGTCCGACATATTGTCGGGTTGTGATGATGCGGACGGTCGTGTCTGAGTCGTCGTGTTCGAGTTGTTCTGTACGTTCGTTGCAACGTTTACCGCGTTTGAGCCAGGTCCACCGACTCGACCAAGTTGTGACCTTTCGAGCTCAGCGTCCCTACGAGCCTCACCCTCCATCTGAAGTTCATCCCCCGCTGCCACTGAAGTACCTGTACCGCCAGATACTTCATCATCGTTACTGAACGGATTCAAACGACTAAAGAAACTGCCACCATTGCTGGATTCCTCTTCCTCTCCTTCGTTACTTCCTTCTCCGTCTATTCCAAGGAACGACTTTAGAGGTTTGGGTAACAGCTTCACAATGAATCCGGCTAGGTCTCTTACTTTTTCTACGAGATAATCACGTATCTTTTCAAACAGCTCAAACGGCGCCGTGGCCATTGATTTTATAAGATCGGTAAAACTAAACGAATTTAGGATCTCTTCAGCCTTATCAAAACCAAGTTTTCCAGCGATCCATCCTACGACCGATCTTACAAGATCATATGGTAGAGTAATAAGCCCAGTTAGGTAATCCATACTAAGCATGTTTTCGATAATTCCTTTTGATTTATCGAATCCAAACTGTTTGCTCAACCAGGTTCCTATATCATTGAGCATGTTGAACGGTATTGAGACCAACGATCCGATTATATCCGAAAACGAAAACGATCTTAGCGCGTTGGCAACAGTTTCCATTCCAAGAGCGTCTGCAAGAAAAGCAAGAGCACCCTTTAGAAGATCGAGTGGTATGGCAATAAAACCATCGAGAAATCCTTTGATACCACCTTCGAGTGCACCAAGAAACCCACCCTCTTTGAATCCTTTAAAGATTCCTTTTACTGTTTCAAATGTAATAAAGAAAAAGTTAAGGAACGGAACAAATGTTCTGACTCCTCTTAGAATAGAATTCAATAATCCACGAACCGCGCCAAGTGCCTTACCTATCGGACCAAGACTATTACTAACGGACTGAAACCCTTGTCTGATAAATGCACTTGCCTTTGAGAATGTTTCTATAATAGGTAGGAGCGCGTTTTTAAGTGAGCTTCCAATCGCTGAAAGTCTGGTGCTTACCTGGGCAAAGAACCCTGCGATCGATCCAACGGCTCCGGTCTTAGTCACAGACTTAAATAGATTGGCCAGCGTTTTACCAAACGATACGAACTGTGAGACTAAGGAATTAAAAGATGCCTGAAGATTGACTCTGCCTCGAGTAAATAGCTTGACAATATTTGATAGAGTTAGAGCAATTGCCTTTACGCTGTCAACGTATCCCTTGAAGACGCCCACGATCGTACCTATGATCGATGCTATAGGAGCAAGAATAATTTTTAATCCTGTTGCAACCGTTTCGATTATATCGCTGAATCCCTCCAATAAACTTGTCAGCAGTTCATTGCTATCTTCTTGATCCGGGAACTCTTGGACCTCTGGTTCCTTTTCCTCTCTTCTTCTTTCAAGATCCTCTAGTTGATTACCACGCATGAATCCGACCAAATCATCGAGCTTAGTTGAAAAGGTAACCTGAAGATTCTCAAATAAATTACGATCTCTTTCAGTTTCATTACTCGCAATGTTTTGTGTGATATTTGCATCGCTACGAATGGCGCCAGAAAGATCCTCGAGCTTACTTTGTATAATATCAGTAAGCTGGTCAAGTCTTAACGAGAATGTATCAACTGTAAGATCAAGATAGTTCGCCGTGAGTTCGGTGTTCTCTTGAACATCGATCATCGTTGAGTTTGTATCTTGTAACTCTCGAGCAACTTGTTCTAATGTCGCCGCCATCTCATTTTACCTTTTGGTTACGAATCTTTTCGTTCTCTTGTTTAATATGATCGATCAGCATCGCGATGTAGATCTCCCTTTCCCACGGCATCATACTATCGAGTTCTGTCAAACTATAGTTGTGATGCTGCATCATAGAAAAGTTGACTCGATAATAGTTCGCAAGACTATCGTGCGAAAGGGCTATCCGAAAAAATTACCAAGCCCCTTGACCTCGAACGAGTTATGTTCCGAACACGACATACACATAAACTCGACATCGATCGCCGCCGAGGGAATCGTTTCGATAAAGTCTCTAACCTTATTGAACTGTTGAGTGTTTAAAGACTCAATAAATTCTTTAAGTTCTTTTGAAGACTGTTCCTTTGCGTCGAATACCTCGTCGTCTGAATAGATCGAATCAATACACGCCGTGATAAGATCGAACACACGATCAACATCCGACTTAGTCTCATCAGCCTGCGCCTTTAGCATCGCATCAACCGATGGGTACCGCAGAGATACACCGACCGTATCCGTAAGTGCGATGGTCTGCACGTCCGACTTAGGTACATCGACTCGAACATTCTCGAGATTTACATCGACCTCATTGGACGCATCACACGACTGACACCTGACCTTGATAGTCGATACCTCACCGACCGACTTTGCGCGAAGTTGAGTAAAGATGTACTCGATATCAAACATCGCAAGTGTGTTCACGTCGATGGTGTCTGATGTGCATGAACGAATCACGTTCTTTACCGCACTCATCATCTGATTCGTATCGTTAGACTCCATGGCCATCATAAGGAGTTTTTCTTCCTTCACAAGGTACGGTCGATACGATACTGACTCGCCGGTTGATGGGACCTCAAGTTGATAAGTCGGTGTATCTAGTTTAGGTAGTGCCATTCTTTAGTTCTCCATAATTTCCCAGTTATCGTATGAAAACTCCGTTGTTACACGGATCACTTCATTTTCATTTCCATTGCCTAGTTCAAGCGCGTTCAGTGTTGTCGGAAACGCATTCTTGAGTTTGACTCTCTTCTTGATTTCGTTGGCGTTATCGAGATGTTGGATCTCGATATCCTCGGTATACGTATTCTTGAAGTTGACGGTATAGTTTCGAGTTCCCTCGATGTTACCGATGATTCTTTCATGCCATTCGTAGATAAAATCCCAAGTACTCCAGTCGTTTGTCAGAAGAAACGATATCGGTAGATCCTCTTGATCAAATGCATACGCGACTTTTTGTACCTTCATGTCGACGAGTCGTTCGTTCGTAAAGATCTGGCGGCCGGGCCAACCGACCGAATCGCAGAGTACATCGAATATCTCATTATTCGTATGAAAGAGTACGCGGTATCGATTCGATCTTGCCATACCCGCCGAGATATTCGACTTAAGTGTATCGATGTTACTCATGTTAGATCATCTTCCTTGAGTCGGACCAGACAGACCGTGTGCCGGCCTTCTTAAACGACTCGGTCGGAAGGAACAGCGCGATCGGCCACTCGGGCGCATCCACCTCGACAACCTTGGACTTGACGTTACCCGACAGGTATCGTTTGAATGTCGGCTGAAACGCAGAGTACTTTGCTGTACTCTTTAGAATCGAGTAGCTAATGTTGAGCCGTGTCGAGTCATCGTACTTTTTATTATTCGCCGTTTCAAGAAGAGCATCAAATAACTTTGCTCTAACCGCCGGTGGCAGATAGTGCATGTTCAGACCATAAAATCCGTTGGGAGCAGACTCGACGTATAGGATCAAAGGAAACGTATCGTAGTACGGTAACTGCTGCTTTGTCTTTGGATCATAGAAAAACATAAACATCTTACCAGGACGCGGCGCGTTTCTCTGCGTCAACCGATCATCTGATATAATGTCTAACTTGTTAACATCAGTCAGACCGCGCGCCTTTCGACGAAACCACTCACGCGCCTTCTTTGTGCGAGGATTGAGTCCTTCGCGAAAGGCTGCCGCTTGTAGTTCTGTAAAGAGTGACATACGATTCCTTGTGGATATATTCTGTGTCTGATCTATTTATAGGATTTTACTTGATAATCTTTATGCCGAGAGACTTGAGTGTGTCCTCGGTCCAGACCTCAAA